ATTTATTACATCCAGGAGATAAGAATCATAGATATCTTTTCCATATATATAATTGGCAGGATCTTGAATTGATACTATTGTTTTTCCCTTCTTTTTGTACATAAGATTAAAGTTTATAAGTCTTATTTATTAATTCTTTTTCTGTATCAAGTTTTTTCTTAAGTGTTCCTGCTATCTTATCTTTTTCAACATTAAAGGAACCAGAAGCACCTATAAAACCACTAAGTCTTTCGTTAGCAAACTTAGATGCAGGAGTGAGAGTTAAGTTTACATCACAATAAAGGGGTGATATTTTTCCTGTAAATGGATCTTTAACCATTACCTTAGAAAAAACTAGTGTAGCATCTTGACACAGAAGTGAAGAGATAGCATACTGAGTTCCTATTCTGAGTTTTAATGTTCCCTCTATAGGTTCGTCAATATCTCTATAAGAAGGTACATATCCTCCTGGTGCACTTTGCCAACCTATTAACCCTCTTTCCGTAATTAAAGAAGTAATATCATCAGCCACATTTTTAGCCTCAGTTATGCCTACTCCCAAAATCCTAACTAGTTCATTGGAAACCTTACTGGCTTTTTTTGTTATTGTATTGTTTTCCCATCCACTCTTCAAATCACTAGCCCATTCATCTAATTTTGGTGCAATTTTTGTATTTACCAGATCCTTAGCTTCTTCGGCTGTATCTTTTATAGTACTGGCCCACATATTAGCTATCATTTTAATCATAGAAAGATCGTCCGTCCTAAACTTACCGTTTGTGTAGTCTAATATATTCTTAGCTTGTTCCACTACTGTAATAAAGCCAGACTCAGAATACTTAGGAAATATAGTAAATCTCATTCCAAGATTACCAAAGGCCGTTCCAGATCCCGCATAATAAGCAAATCTAGTTCCTTGAACCACGAGTTGTTCATTAATGTGCGGGTCAATTGCGTTCTTTATTCCTCTAGCTCTCTTGGTCAATTTAGTTAAAGCATTAGCAAACTTAGATGTAATAGGTTGGTCTATAGTAGGGTCCTTAGTAGCATTATCGGTCGCATCCAAAGTTGTACCTACCATGCTAGTATATGGTGCTATAGTTCTTAGTCCACTCCATATACCAGAAATAACATCATCTCCATTTACAGAAGACCAGTTATTTGCGATAGATACATTAAAGTCCTCGGTTAATATAGCACTAACAAGAGGTTCTATTCTATACCCGGATCCAACGTAAGTCATATCTCTCCTAAACTTTTCCCCGTCACCTCCTGATTTAATTTCAATCCACTCACCCCTATCATCCAATATTTTATTTGGGTGTAATGAAATAGAGGTTAGGGGATCTTTTAATTGTTCGTCATAATACCATCCATTCATGTTATATTATCTTCTAAAGGTGAAACTCCAGGGGTTAAGTTTCTAGGTTGATTTCCCTGTTTATAAGCGCTAGCCATCATATTAAATCCATCGGCAGAGTTGTTAACTAAAGCTTCAACCCCCATACATAAATAGTCCATCTGTCCAGAAAATTTGTCAAATCCTTCTTGTGAACCAAAAGGATTACTATTATTGTCTTGAGATTTATCTACTGGAGTTATAGATTCAGCAAGAGTTCGAGTTGGACTAGAACTTGACCTTGGAGTAGTCATATAATTATCGGGATTTTCAGTGGTTATAGTAGGTTCGAAAACTTCACTAAAATCTAGCTCCGGCGCAAAACCAGTGGTTCCTGTTGGACGATATATAGTTTTATTTCCTGTAACAGAACTTGCTGTATTTACTTGATTAGATGGATTTCTTGGATTTGTTGTAGGTCTAGATATTCTTGTTCGTTGCGAGGAGATCGTGGGAGTTAATCTTCCTACATAAGAATTATAAATTCCACTAGCATAGTTTAACCTAGGTGCTAGTATTGTCTCTTCGTAGCTCTTCCAATGTTTATGTTTATTACGATAAGTATTTTCCATCGCCTCAATACTTGAATACCCTGAAGTTGATCCATTTTCAAACCCTCGAGTAAATAAATCAGCTGATTGCTTAATTATATCTTCCTTACTCAACCCATTAGACTCTGAAAGGGATTTTATATCATTATACACCCTTCTTTGTTTAAATTCATGCAAAAGAAATTCAATCTGGTCCTCTATTGGCAGCTTATGAATACCAGGAAAATCCTTTCCCACATTTTTTCGTTTCCACCAAGATTCAAAGGTTTTTTTTCTTTCATTACTCCATTGGGCCAGACCTTCTCCGTACCCAGTTAGTCCATCCTTAAATTCTTTGGCATTTATAGCTGCCGGATTAAACCCAGCTGATTCATGTCTTAAGACTCCTGAAATTCCGGCAGCCTGTTCATCTGTAAACCCTTCCTTTTTTAGGGCATCGAATACTTTTCTAGAGTTTAATTCTTTTTCTTCTCTTGTAATTTTTTTTGTTATTAATTTACCGTTTTCATCAAGAGTACTATAATTGGAAGATGAAAAGCTATTTTTTTCATTAGCTGAGTAATTAGCAGGATGTCTTTCATTTCTATATTCCTCCTTTTCTCGTATAGCCTCATTTAATTTACTAATACTGGTATTATAGTTTTTATCGACAATTATATGAGAATATGAATCAGCTTCTTTTTGACTATCTATAACTCCCAGTCCTTTAAGATTTTTTATGACTTTCTTTTGAGTGTCAGACGTATAATCTACTACACTGTTTTCTGTTAAACTCGTAAGGAGATTTTGTATAGTTGATCCAGATAACTTTACCATTTCCCACTCATCCTGGTCTCTGTATCCGTTAAAGTCTTCTTCTTTAAGTCTTCTGGGTTTACCATTAACAGTAGACAAAACAATCTTCTGATAATAAGTAGAGTATCCACTTGTATTTTTTGGCCAATAGAATTGCCGATCACGCTCTTCCATCTCTTCACGAACTAATTTAACTTTGACTTTAGCATCATCTGTCGTTTCAAGGGATTTAAATAAATCAACAAACTTTTTAAATACTACTACAGTAGATTTTTCAGATAATAATTTTAAAAGGTATATGACTCTTTCTACATTCATAGCTCTTGATGTATTTGAACTAATACTTTCCTTAGCTGGTTTACCTCCTAGTCCGGGGGTTATTGTTCTAGTATTAGTAGTTATTCTTCCTTTTAATTGTTTATAGAGATCCAATGATGCAGCGAGAGTAGCTCTTCTATTATCAGATGCTAATTTATTACCAATTAAATTAAAATCTTTTTTAGTTAATGTTGTTCCATTTAGACCGTTTTCATATCCTACTTGGATATAAATATTATCAGAGTGAAGTCTTTTTGTCAAAATATCAGCTTCTCCAAAATAGGTTAAGAAGTTTTTTCCTTCCTCTTCGAGAAATCGATTTTTGTTTTTCCACTTTTTCATTTCCCTCTCACTAAGTCCTTCTTTTCTTGCCCATCGACTATATAAATAATTAACATTAGTTCTATCGTTGTCTAGTTCAATTCCAGTAGCTCCAGCGATGTTTATTTTTGACCCCTCAGCATCTATAACGTTTTTTCCAATTCTATTACCAGCAACTTCTTTTAAATTCATGGACTCTAGTATATCCATCTCCTTTCCCTTGTTTATAATAGATTTAGCTGCTTTTTCTCCACCAAAAAAGGCACTGAGCCAACCTAGAGCCTCTTTTATTGCTTCACCTGGAGTTTTTATTAGTCCCCAATCTAAACCAGCAATTGCCGAGTCTGCTAATTGTTTTCTGTTATAGAGTTCTTGGGACAACCACTTTACTAATCTATTTAGGGCACCCGTTTCGTCATCATTCCATAAACTGTCTTTTAGATTTACCAAAAATCCAGTCTTGCCATCACCGCCGCCTAATCCTTCTTTTATTTTATCACCTATATCGCTTATCCACCCTCTAATTTTACCCTCTGCATCATTAAAAAACTCTAATATGCTAGGTAATTTTTTGGCGAAGTATAAAAGACCGAGAGCTTTTAATAGGTTCATAGTAGAATTAGACGCACGTTGACTAGCCTTTCTAGGATCAACAGCATTTCCTATTTCCTTCCCTAACCCCTCTATCTTCCTCATCATCTTATTCGCATTCCTGGTTAGACTACTTTCTCTTCTTATATACTCCTGATTTCGTTTTTGCCATTCTGCGTCCTGTCTAGCAAATACATTAGTTAACCAAGCTTTAAATCTTCCTTGATTAGTCTCTTGTGGTGGTCTTATACTAATTTCTCGACCTTGTACTGGACCTGATGTATTGTTTATTGTTGTGTTATTTATAGTGATGTTATTTGGTCCTTGTCTTTGTACATTACTATTTTTTATTACTCTAGGCTGATTTAAACCATAACCAGATAATATATTCCGGGTCGGTTCATCTATAGCCATAATTTCTGCAGCTTGTCCTAAGGTTTGATTTTGAGCGGACATTGTAGCTGCTTCGTTCGCTTGTAATGCTAAGTTTTGTTTTTGTTCGGCTTGAATTGCTAAAAGTTGGTTTTGAGCCTCCTGATAGCTTTCAAATTCCTTACCTTTTTCAACTCTTTTCTCAGCAATTTTTCTAGTTTGTTTATCTGTGCTCTCCGCCATTTTTCTAGTTTTTAAGGTTATAAGAAGAAATCATAGTCTCCTCTTTAGTTCCCAAGATCCGCATTAAAGGGTAGACTCTAAGCTAAGGCCGTCTTGGGAATATTGGGTTATTTTATCTTTCTAAGAACGTCTTTAGCATATTTTCCTATAATTTTGGATTTCCCGTGTTTCTCTTTTAATGACTTTTTAAGATAATTTTGATATATTTTATCACCAGTACCTTTTGGAAGTCCCATATTACTTTCAATAAAACTTGCCTGTGCTTTATCTGCCTGCCTTCTGGCTAACTCATCTATTTTAGAATTACGAAAACTTTCATCATTTAAAAATAACCTACCTGAAACTTTCGTAGTTTCTCCCTTGTTAATGAAGTTTTTTGGATTTGATTGATATTTCTTTCCAACCTTCTCAAAAAATTTATTATTGGCTTGCTTACTAGCTGAGCTATTAAACTCTCTTTGTGCATATTCATAACCATCACAAAAAGCTCTTTCAAGGAGATCATCGAGTTCATTATTACCAGTAGAGTATAGTCTCTCCTCCTCTACTTTACTAAACATTCTTTGTATTTTCATTTTTTACTTTTGGCTATGGGAGGATTTATTGCTTTTTGACCACCCCCCTATACCCCTTAGCCTCTATTTTATATAGGAGAGATGACATTTATTTATTTTCTTTATTTATAGCATGTCCTAGAAGAGCTAATCCAGTACCAGTAATAGCAGTACCTATAGCAATGCCTTTTCCTATCTTTTTATTTTTCTTCGCTTTCTCTATAGTTTTTACTGCTTTCCTATATCTTCCAGTAGCATTTTGTTTTGCCTCTTCTACTTTTTTGGTTAAGGTCTTTAGTTCTTTTGCACGAGCCTCCTTAGTTCTCTCTGATTTAGCTCGCTCTAGTTTCTTCCTTATTTTCTTTCCTTCTGTATCTAATTTCTCTTCAGCTCTTTTAACAGCTTCCTTACCTTCTTCATAGTGTTTCTTTGCCTCTTTAATCTTTTTCTTATCAAATTTAGAGACTAGCTTAGAACCAAGATAACCAGTACCAGCAAGAGCAATACCAGGAGAAACAGCAGCTAATTCATCAGAAGTAGAAGAAAATGACTTTTGCCTTATTATAATCATTTCTTATCCTTTCTTTTTTTTATTAGTATCTTCATTTTTTAATTGTTTCTTCTTTTCCTTAAACTTATGAACAGCAATACCAGTACCTAAGGCTGTAGTAGCTATTACAGGGATTGCAGCTTTTTTTGCTACACCTTTTATTTTTTCAGTCCTCTCTATCTTTCTTATGGCGTCTTTAATATCCTTATTTGATATCTTTTCACCCTTAAATCTTCGGGCATCAGCAGGATTAGGAAACTCGGATAGATTAGAGGGTTTATCAATTTCATTATCAAACAATACCTTTTCGTTTTTCAACATGTCTCGATAGAACTCTTTTGCAGTTGTCTGTTTTTCAGATCCGTGAGAGGTAGGAATAAGTCTTCCACATTCGTCTTTGTAAGCATAGTGTAAATCAAAGTGCCAATTACCCTCTTTTGATTTATAGATTGGGACCCTTTTCCCATTTACTTTTGTTCCACGCCTCACTTTTCGACTATCGGTATTCTCATTTAACGTTTTCATTATTTCACGTTGCTCATCCGATCCGTTGTATTTACTAGAAATATGATCCCTATTAACAACTGTATCGTTGCTATCCTTGTGTGCTTTTTGGTGTGTAGAGACTGTTTTACCAAATGCCTTTTGTCTTATTATAACCATTTCTTTTCTTCCTTATTCTTTTATACGTAGGTTGTTATAGTGATTACATTATTATCAATCCACAAAAATGCATCTTGGAGAGAGTCAGTTTCGTAATGGATTTTAAAGTTTTTCTGTCCAAATAATCTATTCATCCCTCTTGTAATTAATGCCGAGGGAGCTGTTTCTTTACTAACTTTGTATATATAACCGCCCTCATCATCTACATACCAACCTATCGCAAAATATTCAGTTCCGGTTGTATAAGCTAGAACAACCCGAGTTTCATCTGTCTTTCTTATTCCCATCGGTGTTTTTCCAGAGCTTAGTTGATTTAATATTTTCTCCTCTCCGCATACCCAAACCATAGTACCATTCTTTGTGTCATAGTGTACGTTATTTTTTACACCATGTTTTCTTTCCACACTAAATAGACGGAGAATATCAGCGGGGAGACCATCTTTATTTTCGACTGGCTTTACCGAACTCAGTTTATATAAGTCATTCCGAAACTGCTCATTTTTTCCGAAAGTAGAGACTGAGAATTCTTTTTGTCTTAGTATGATCATTTTATTCCTTTCTTTAGGGGAATATTATTATTTGCCACTCCCCTTTATTGGCATTTTATTTCTTTAACTGTATTTTATCTTCTAATATTCCCTTATGTCCCTCAGGTATATTTTCTTCTCCCCCAAAGAGGCTAAAATAATTTGTTCCTTTAATCTTTTCTCCATTTCCATGATCACCTAAAGTCATACCGGGGAAATCTGGATCTATACCTTCGGATTTATCCAAGAAGTCGTCGTATACCTTTTTCAATTTATAAAGGCTATTTAGGGTGTAATGTTCGATATTATCAACCTTTAGGAACTTATTTAAATAGAATTTTAGATCCATCAATTGGGCTATTCCGATAGAGGTCTCGAAAAAAGTCGACAATGAGATTTTCCACACTCACTGCCACTAATCCTCCTTCCTCCTTCTCTTTACTACAATCAGGACATACTATATTAATCGGCTCAACTCTGTCATAATATAGATCACGAAGGGCCATTAGAAGGGTTATATCTTCGTGTGTTGCTCCTAAAACATCTTGCTCAATTTGATTACCATTAAACTCGAAGTCTTTTATCAAGGCTATCGTTTTAATCATCTTCAGGTCCGTTACTTTTTTATATCTCAAGTATTTTTCAAAGACCTTCAGAAAATCGTTTACAGTAGGAACAGTAGTCTCGTATTTATGTCCCCCTAATTCAATCATAGCCCCTGTCATTACCTTATCGTCGACCTGCTTAAAATGAATATCTTTGTCTAGGGTAATTTTCTTTCTCAGAGTTTTACCGCAGCTAGGACAAGTAACTGAGAGGTCATAACTAAGATCTCCCGAAACAGTACAGAGTTTACGATAAAAAATTAAGAAGTCCACATCCATTACATAACAATTCATAATGTTTGGATCTTCTTTTGCTAATACTTTAATGTCGAATAAATACTTTTCTAGAGGATCTTTTGGTACATTCTCTAGGTATTGTGTAAGCTCCAGAAATGTCATTGGACTTACATTAACTGTGGGGAAATTATATCCAAATCCTCCACTTGGTAATTGTGATGTTAATATTGTCATGTTTTATTCCATTTTAAATTATATACCAGTTCCCAGAGTGTAATCGAATACCACCTCATTATAGGCTCTGGGAAATTATAGAATTATTTATTTTCTAGCAAACCCTTTCTCATACTTGCTTTCAAGGTGAGCGGATGCAGGAAGATGACACTTTATTTGTTCGTTAAGACTCTATTCTCTTATTTCAGAATCCCTTATAATTATTGTTGTATTTGTTGAATTTGTGTTGCTTTCTTTTTCCAATATTGTTTTGCTTTATATGCTTTTACACTTTCAGACGGTACATAGATTGTATAAGTTGTATAAGCTGGAAGTGTATTATATTGTATTGTTGGAGGAGTTGTGTTTAATGATGTAATTGAGGTAAGACCACTACAATTACTGAAAGCACCACTTCCGATACTTGTCACTTTATTACCTATTGTGACTGAATTAAGACTACTACAACCAAGGAAAGCAGAATTTCCAATACTTGTTACAGAATTAGGTATTGTGATAGAAGTAAGACTACAATTCCAGAAAGCAGAAGTTCCAATACTTGTCACTGAGTTAGGTATTATTGTATTTTTACATCCAAGAATTAAAGTATCAGTTGATGTCTCTATGATGGCGTTACAATTATCACGACTATCATATACAGTATTACCATCGGAAACTACTATTGAAGTAAGACCACTACAATTATAGAAAGCATTATTTCCAATACTTGTCACTGAGTTAGGTATTGTAATAGAGATAAGACCGCTACAATTATAGAAAGCAGAATTTCCAATACTTGTCACTGAGTTAGGTATTGTAATAGAGATAAGACCGCTACAATTATAGAAAGCACCTTCTCCAATACTTGTCACGGAGTTACCTATCGTGACAGAAGTAAGAGCAGTACAATTACTGAAAGCACCTTCTCCAATATTTGTCACTGAGTTACCTATCGTGACTGAAGTAAGACCTCTACAACCAGAGAAAGCACCTTCTCCAATATTTGTCACTGAGTTACCTATTGTGACAGAAGTAAGACCAGTACAATAATTGAAAGCATAATTTCCAATACTTTCCACAGAGTTAGGTATATTAATTGAAGTAAGACCACTACAACCATTGAAAGCTAGATTTCCAATACTTGTCACCGAATTACCTATCGTGACAGAAGTAAGACCAGTACAATCAGAGAAAGCACCTTCTCCAATACTTGTCACTGAATTAGGTATATTAATTGAAGTAAGACCAGTACAATAATTGAAAGCACGTTCTCCAATACTTGTCACTGAATTACCTATTGTGACAGAAGTAAGACCTTGACAATTATAGAAAGCCATATTACCAATACTGGAGCTACCTATTTTAATTGAAGTAAGACCTTGACAACTAATGAAAGCACTTTCTCCAATACTTGTCACGGAGTTAGGTATAGTGATAGAAGTAAGATTACCCCACCCAGCGAAAGCATATTGTCCAATATTTGTCACATCACCATCAAAAGTAATAATTCCAACTCCATCTTCATAAACATTACTTACGATGTTTGCCCCAAAAATGCCAGGGGCGCCTGAAGGTGTGATTACATTCCCATCATTACTTGTATAATAAATTTCATTGGTTGGGATAGGTGGTTGGGGTTTAGAGAGAATACTTTTTACCTTTAATACCCACTCTTTTTCACTATCATTCAAATAAAGGTTCTTATTCATTCATTTCTTTTAACATACAGGACAATTTTTAACATACTACCCCCCTCCCTATATGTCTGTTTTTTTTACAAGGGAAGGATAGATTTTTTTTACTCTTGTTCTTTTTCCTTTTTATTTTTGTGCTTCTTAATAGTGTCTCTAGTATGTTTAGCAATACCGAGACCCAATGAAGCACCAACAAGGGCAAGTGAAGCTTTGTCCATACCTTTTGCAGCCTTTCCTTTCTTCTGCATTTTCTTTACGAACTCCACATCACCCCCGTTGTTCTCTTTTACTACCTTTTCCATTTTCTCAGCGGCTTTCTTTAATCTACTACCAGCTATAATAGTTCCAACCCCAGCGGCAGCAGTTCCAGCCTGAGCATTATCAAGGTTTTTCCTAATTTTATCTTTTTCATTTGCCTTTTTATCTTTTCTTCTACTTTCTTTAGTCGAGGCAAATTCTTTTTCTCTCAGTATAATCATTTTTATCCTTTCTTTTAAAATACCTGGGGCTGAAAGTATTTTATAACAGACAACCCCAGGATTTGAGTAATATATAGTAGAACCAGAGGAAAACACCACAAACCCTCTGGCAGGATTGTTTAGAGATTATTAAAATTTCTCTCGTAGTGTTCAAAGGCTAAGCTAAGTTGTACGTCTGCTCTATCAGTACCATCAGCATCTACTCCGTTTTCATCGAGCGGAGCATCCATAATCACACAGTTATAAAATTTCAAAGTTCTAACTGCGAGACGGCTGGAGTTGGTAATAACTAGCTGACAATCTGCAACAACGTCATCCTTTCTAAAGCTATATTTCGTATCTCTGTCGGCGATCTTCTGTTTCCAATCATCCACAAAATACGAAATAGCCTGATCCTCTTTATCAATGAAGCTGAGAGTAAGCTGACCGGAGGTATTTTGTCCTGTCTGCTGTCTGATTACATAATTTCCTCTCATTCTCTTCTCGAAACCATTAACTGCACTATCGATACCTACCTGGACACTATTTAGACGAGCATGGAAAATAGAATTACCAGGACTATATACGATTCTAGGCCAGGTAAGGAAATCGAATTGCCACATATCACCACGCAGGAACTCTTTATTATCGTCCTTGTAGGTGGAAGTGTAGTCAATAAATTTCATGTATCCGTCACCACCACGGACTAATTCAGCTACTGTTGCCATAAATTATTCGTTATAGTTAATTGTTATATCAAGACCCATGTTATTATCAACCAGGTCTTTTACTTTTGTATTTAAGCTTATCGTTATTCTATTCTCGCTACTAGAAACCAGGAATGATGTTATCTCAATTTGGTCTATTATCGAGAATTTACGAACTATATTATTGAGAACTTCCTTTATATTTCTTTCTATCTCGACATTATTTCTTTTGCCTTGATACTTAGATTTATTACGTTGGAGTTCTCTAGTAATCTTTCCTATAGCAAACCTCATCCATCCCGTACTAGTATAAGATTCGCCGTTTTGATAGTCTTTATAATAGAAAATCTGATTATTCCCTACCAGATAATTACTTTTATATCTCCCAAGTACTTTTTCAAAATCCTCGTCTACATAAGGATTACTAGTGAAATAGTTATAGTTAATCTGTGTGGCCGAAGCTGAATAAATATCTGAGAACAATCCAAGCAAGTATAAGTAATATCCTGGTCTAGATCTCCCATAAACACTCATACCCTGGAAAAAGTATATTAATCTGTTATCTGGGTCGTTCTGATAGTTATAAATGAAATCTCCTAAGTTTTGTGATGTTTCTATAGTCACCTTATTTGTTTCTTCTATCAATCCTGCCTCACCTTTTTTCCAATAATGTCCATCCCCTAGTGTCCAAAGAATATAGTCCTCTAAATCTTCGTTCCAAGTGGGTAATGTATCAACCTCCTTAACCACATAAGAAGGAAGATTGTTTTGGATTAAGGTTTGGCAAGATAGAGCTTTACAATACTTTAGGAATTTCTCTAAGTAATCTGGGTTGGATATATCTCGAGTCCACTTAGTTTTATCAGGAATCAGGATATAGTCGGGGTAAATTTCGGCCGGATCTAACATAGCTTCTAATCCTTTCCAATACATTTCCGGATTATAGTTTTCAGACACGGCACCTCTCATTTTCCAAGTTCCAGTTCTAAGCCCCTCTTCAAAATTATCAAACCTCAGATGAATTAATTTAGAATCCCGAGATACCAGATAATCAAGTCTTTCTTCACCTTGTCCTGGATGAAGTTTACCCTCGAATATTTCTGTATATGAAAACCGGGATATCGTAAACCTATATTCTTCCTTAGCTTTTATTTCATCAATTTGTACTGTAATTAGGTCATCTTCATAGTCGGGATCACCTCTTCCTATTGTCTTACTCCACATTTCTATTCCCCAATCTTTTTCTCTGATGTTAGTAGCGAGATAATTTTGTGTGTCTTTATAGTTTGGAGTTAAAGACAGGCCGGGGAAATCGAAATAAGAATCGACCGGAATAGCTATAGAAGAGAAGATTTTATAAGATCTATTTTCTTGAACCTCCTCTATGTTGGAAGAAGAATAGAATATCTTAATGAAAGAAACTAATGCTGTAAAACTTGGTATTCTATTCTTATAATCCGTGTTAACCAGATCTCCATTACTATTTCTCAGATATCTTCCCATACTATCAACCTCTGGAATAAACGAGAGAGGAACAACATTATCAACCCTATTATCCTCACATAACCAGGACGAACCAAAATAAGCCCACCAAGAACCATTATATAAGTATTTTTTGGTTAGGTCTGGATTTTCAGGAAGGTTATCTACATTTCCTCCATCCTCTAAGTTATCCCAAGGAGCATCAGAATAAGCCAAGAAATATGAATCGGGCTCTCTAGGATCAGGGAGAACAAGATAATAGTAGTCAGGAAGAGTGTCAGTTTCACCATTCCAAATCAAGTCAAAGCAATAAGTACTTTCTATTCCCGGTATACTAGTTGGTTGAGTGGTATCTAATGAAAAACTGCTATAATCTTTACTAAATACTCCCAATCTAGACTCATGATACTCAGGACAACAGGAAGTGATTGTATTTCTTGATCCTGGTATTGAAAGTAAAAGCGTATCTCGATTTTCTTGGGATATAGATGTAGTTCCTGTGTTTTGTGGTAAGTCTTTTTCAGAAACCCAAGAATCAAAGAGGTATATATAAAAACACCCCAAGACATCATTTGAACTATACCAGGTTGAACTAATATATGTATACCAGGTCGAATTCATTAAGTACTTAGTATCAGGGTCGGGTTCATCAGGGAGTACAAGAACCTCACCACCATCCTCTAAGTTATCCCAGTCTATATAAATTCCTCCGACCCAATATTTAGTACTAGGATCACCGACCTGAGGAAGAGATTCAGGAGTAGGATAGATAGTAGGGGAAACTGTATATTCGGAGAGATCTATATATTGACTATCTTTTATAATGTCTGTAGAAATAGGTTTGTAGAGATAAAGAGATATATTACGATTCAGCAACTCTACAAAATAATCATAAGAGGTAAAATTCTTTCCAAACCATGATTCTAGATCGTCTACAGTGCGAACAATAACAGGGTTTTCATAAGACATAGTAGAATCGGGAACTTCTGCTAATATAAAAATATCATTTACCTCTTTTGTATACTGAAGACGTATTGTATTTAATTTTATGTACATGGTTTTCTATTTTACTATAGGATCTTCTGGAATAACACCCATATATTTTATTTCTCCAATTTCAACCACTGGAGTTTTAGGTGGATCAATTTTTAATGGTTCAGGAAGTATCTTTAAATTAGAAGTATCTGGTCTTTGAAATGATAAATTACTAAGTATATCACTGGAACTATCTAGCTCATCCATGTCTTGGCTTAATTCTCCTACTATAGAGAAAGATACACTCAAATCAGAACCGCCGGAATCAATCTCTCCAGTATAATCTTCAGAAAAGTCTTTTAATACACATAACAAAGAGAATTTCCTTAGCGTAGAATACTGCGGATTCATTACATATACAGAAATTTTAAATGTTATGTTCTTATAAAAAGCTGTACACATTGTAGATTTATCAACTGCAGTAGGGACTGGATTTGTTAGTTTATAATAATCTCTTTTATGTGGCTCTGAATTGTATACTGAAACATCGGAACATTTTTGAAAATAGTGTTTCCAAGATTTCCATTGATCATCTACTATAGTGATTCTTAGTTCGTTTGTATATTCAGAAGTTACTGGATAGTTGATTTCACCATCAAATAAACCTAAACTCTTTGTAGTTAATTTAGACTTCTGTAATTCGAAACCAGAAACAGGGATCCAACTATTATAAGACGTTATTACTCCACTGTCAACTAGATTTACTGTATTAATTTCTTTTATGCTTGGAAGAAATGAGTAACCACCATTTGAAGCTCTCGTATTAGTATTTACCCAAGGAGAAATTAATACTTCCCAATACATATTTGAATCAAGGGTACGTTTAGTATCTTTATTTATTTTTCCGGCTGTAGTTATAAACTTACTATTGTTTAGAATATTGTATAACTCTTCGACGGATCCAATTTGAGAAACCTCATTACTATAGATATCGCATAAATCACTCAAGGTCCTAATCATTCCCAAACCAATCGGAACCTTAAACTCACGGGGTTTCATTGTATATGAGGATCCATCTTTAGTATCAAAACTAACCGATACTTTCCCCAGTTCCTCATCTTTCCTTGGTCTATTAAAAGGAGC